TGGAACGGCGTCTAAGCGCGGCTGGCTTAAAGGTCTCGACGGAAGAAAGCTCTGGGTCCGATCAGAGCATAGTGCACTAAACACACTGCTACAGGCGGCTGGGGCAATCGTTATGAAGAAAGCCCTAGTCCTCTTAGACGAACAGGCGAAGTCCTTAGGGCTAGACTACAAACTGATAGGGAACATACATGACGAGATACAATCGGAGGTGGCTACAGAACAAGCAGAGATGTTTGGGAAGCTCGCAGTGGAATCAATCAAGGAGGCTGGCTTATCTTTTGAACTCAGATGCCCCCTCGACGGGGAGTACCAAGTCGGAGACACATGGGCAGAGACGCACTAATGGACCAGTTGTGTTTCTTTGAGCACGAGGACTTAGGTGCGGGACACGGCAAGGTGTGTTCTAAGTGTGACCAGTACTTACCACTGGACGCTTACAACATGGCCTCAGGCGGTAACTACCTAAGGGCTGAGTGCCGCAAGTGTAACAACGAGATGCAGAAGGTGCGTAAGCGTCTCAGGGACAAACACGGGATGCCAGAGGAGGGCTACCACTGTCCCATCTGCAAGGGATCAGAGGAGGACGTAAAAGGCACAGGAAATACAAAGAACGGAAGCTGGGTACTAGACCACGATCACGAACAAGAAACCTTTAGGGGCTGGCTGTGTCATAAGTGCAACAGGGCGCTAGGTGGGTTCAACGACAACACGGAAGTACTACAGGCCGCAATCACTTACTTAAACGGACAAAACAATGAATGATATTTACAGACTAGTAGACGATATCTACAAGGTAGTCTCAGAGAAGGAGATACCTGAGGGTGTTGATCTGTACGAGGAGATCGAACGGTTCGGGGAGAACTGTAAGCGACTCATGTCTAACCTCTTCACTGAGAAACGTGATGGACGTAAGCTACGCATGTCCAACATCGGAAGAGATGATCGCTACCTCTGGAACGTAGTTAACAACCCCGACGTACAAGAGGAGCTAACCCCTAACACTTACGTTAAATTTATGTACGGGCATTTGATCGAAGAGATGCTGTTGTTTCTCACTAGGATCTCTGGACACGAGGTAACAGATGAGCAAAAGAAATGTGAGGTGGGAGGCATCACTGGTTCTATGGACTGTAAAATTGACGGTGTTGTCACTGATGTTAAGAGTACTTCCACTTTTGGGTTTAAGAAATTCAAAGACGGAAGTCTCGCTTTTGATGATCCGTTTGGATACGTTGCTCAAATTAAGGCGTATGCACATTCTGAAGGGGAAAGTAAGTTTGGTTGGCTAGCGATGGACAAGCAGAACGGACACCTGACGTACCTCATGTACGACTCTGAGGATACTCAGGCTCCTGTGTACGAGAAGATAGGCTACGACATAGAGGAGCACATCGAACGTGTAAAAAAGCTAGTGGAGCAACCGGAAGCGCCAGAGCACTGCCACGCAGTAGTACCAGATGGCAAAAGTGGAAACATGAAGCTCGCAGTCGGTTGTTCGTACTGTCCTTTCAAGCATACATGCTACTCAGGAGTAAGAACATTCCTGTACTCAAGTGGTCCCAGATACTTAACAGAGGTGGTCAATGAGCCGAAAGTCGCGGAAATTTCCTAATGAATTTAGATCGGGGTTTGAGTACGATGTCGCACAAAAGTTACAACCATTTGGCTTTAGCTACGAACCGTTCCAAGTGGACTACCGCATCGAACGAAAGTACACACCGGACTTTGTCTACGAGCGTAACGGGCGTTCCTACCTCATTGAGTGCAAAGGATACTTTCGATCAGGAGACACACAGAAGTATCGTTCGGTCTCTAACTGCCTACCGCCATCACATGAACTCATATTTGTACTGATGAAGCCTAACCAGAAAGTAAGTAAGAGCACCAAGAGAACTATGGCAGAATGGTGTGACAACAACGGTATTCTGTGGTATAATATAGATACACTTAAGGAGTTGGTTGATTATGTCTCTGACACTAGACGAAATTAAGGAGCGTCTCTTGCACATTTACGATCCCGACGATCTTCTGGAAGCACTACAGATCTCTGCAGAAGAAATACTAGACCGCTTTGAGGACAAACTTATTCGGAAGCTAGACTGCTTCCAAGAGGAACTGGAGGAGGAGGCATATGACGCTTAATGTTACTTTGTACTACCAGACCATGAGGGCCGCTAAAGAGGCTGGGTTCCCCGATGCAGTCATGGTAGACGATGACGTACCAGAGTGGGGCTACATGGCTGTAGTTACCTTTGAGTGTGACGGTTGGGAAGGCGAGAGTGAATAATGAGTGGACTTACTACACAAACTGTGAGATTCGCAGGCAGGTGTGCGAGGAGTCTGGAGTACCGCTGGAGGAGTGCCAGAAGAAATTTGAGGAGTGTAAAGAAATGTCTATAACCGACGCTACCCCCGCTGAGTGGGACAAGGTCAGCAAAACCTTCACGGGTAAACTGCACCACCCTCAGGACAACCACGACCCTGTAGGCGCTCCTGACCACTACAACAGAGGTGCTATTGAGGCCATTGAAGCAATCAAGGCGTCTATGCACCCACAGGAGTACAAGGGGTATCTCAAGGGTAACTGCTTGAAGTACCTCTGGAGATACGAGTACAAGAACGGTCTAGAGGATCTCAAGAAAGCTAAGGTCTATCTAGACTGGTTGATTAAGGAGGTCGCATCATGAAAGTTATAGATGGCGACTTTGGTAAGAAGAAGAGCACACCAGAGGACGTACCAACCTCTGATTTTCTATCCGCTTTCGTGGTCAAAGCAATGGATCACGAGGATAACGGGAGACACGTTAAGTGTGCAGTAATCATGTACGAAGACGGAGCCCTTTTTGAAGTAGCGTCTAACGAGCATTACCCTGATGGTGTGTACATGCTCTTGCAGATGGCTTCACAGGCTATCATTAACGAGACACTAGGAGTCACAGAATAAATGGATGCATACCAACAGTACATACACAAGTCCCGATACGCTAGATACTTACCAGAGGAGAAACGCAGGGAGACTTGGGAAGAAACCGTAGGCCGCTACGTACAGTTTTGGGTAGACCGTGGGAGCCTCAAGGGTGAGGACGTAACAGGAGTCACTGAGGCTATCACTAACCTAGAGGTAATGCCCAGCATGAGAGCACTCATGACTGCGGGAGAGGCCCTAGAGCGTGATAACGTAGCAGGGTTCAATTGCTCGTACCTGCCTATAGACAGCCCCAGAAGCTTTGACGAACTTATGTACGTACTTCTCTGCGGGACCGGCGTAGGATACTCTGTAGAGCGTCAGTACATCACTAAGCTACCAGAAGTCGCGGAGGACTTCCATGCCACAGACACAGTTATCCATGTTGCAGATTCGAAAATCGGATGGGCGAAATCGTTTAGGGAACTGGTATCACTGCTCTATTCAGGTCAGCTTCCCAGATGGGACGTTAGTAGAATACGAAGCGCAGGTTCCCCACTCAAGACTTTCGGAGGCCGTGCAAGTGGTCCAGAACCTCTCGTCGATCTCTTCAAATTTACCACGGAACTCTTTCAAGGAGCATCTGGTAGAAAGCTTAGCTCCATTGAATGCCACGATCTTTGCTGTAAGATCGCATCGTGTATAGTCGTGGGCGGGGTACGCAGAAGCGCCCTTATCTCACTCTCCAACCTAACCGATGACCGCCTCCGTCGCTCTAAGCACGGACAGTGGTGGGTAGACGAGCCTCAGCGTGGACTAGCGAATAACTCTGCCTGCTACACAGAGAAGCCTGACTTTGAAGCTTTCTTGAACGAGTGGACTAGCTTGTACGAGTCACGCTCTGGCGAACGTGGCGTGTTTTCTCGTGTCGCTAGTCAGAAGCAGGCGGCTAAGAACGGACGCAGGGACAGTGAGTGCGATTTTGGAACTAACCCGTGTTCAGAGATAATCTTAAAACCGTATCAATTTTGCAATCTGTCAGAAGTCGTAGTAAGACCTCAGGACACCCTGACTACACTCAAGCAGAAGGTACGGGTGGCTACGATCCTAGGTACACTGCAGGCTACCCTGACTGACTTTAGGTATCTCAGGGCCATCTGGAAGACTAACACGGAAGAAGAGGCGCTCCTAGGGGTATCTCTGACAGGCATCATGGATCACCCGCTACTGTCAGGCCGTGGGGACAAGGCTAAGCTTAAGAAGTGGCTAACGGAGATGCGTAATGAGGCGATTGTTACAAACGAGAGGTGGGCTAAGAAACTGGGTATTAATCAGTCTGTCGCAATTACTGCGGTTAAGCCTTCTGGCACTGTTAGTCAGTTGGTCGATAGTGCTAGTGGGATTCACCCTCGCTACAGCAGTCAGTATGTTCGACGGGTACGGGCTGATGGACGCGACCCCTTGTGTGCAGTCCTAGAGGCCGCAGGAGTCCCGTCAGAGGACGATCTCATGAACCCTAGTACAAAGGTATTCTCCTTCCCTATAGCGGCTCCTGAGGGCGCTGTGACAGCCTCAGACATGGGTGCTATGGAGCAGTTGGAACTGTGGGAGATCTATCAGGACTACTGGTGTGAGCACAAGCCGTCTATGACTTGCTACTACCGTGACGAGGAGTTTCTGGAGGTGGGACAGTGGCTGTACAACAAGTTTGATAAGGTCTCAGGAATCTCTTTCCTTCCTTACTCAGATCATACGTACCAGCAGGCCCCTTATGAACCTGTGGATAAGGCCACCCTCAAGGCACTTCAGAAGGGCTTCCCGACCCAGATTGACTGGGACATTAGTGAAGCCTCTGACATGACTGAGGGTAGCCAACAGCTAGCCTGTACAGGTAATAACTGTGAGTTATAGGAAAAAGATAGTGCCGTAGCGTTTCTCAGCTACATGACCCTCTACTTCCTGTGGTGTACTAGCGGCATCATAGGGAGTAGAGATTCCCTTAGACTGCATAGACTTCACTCGCTCTTTCTGAGAGTGTCCTAGACAGTGGTAGTCGATAGGTGTGTACTCTACTGTGTGATCGTCTTTATCTTTCTTCATCTTTATTTACTCCTGCTACGGTTGATGTTAACATCCCTGCGCCGACCACATTTTTACCTACTTCTAGGTAGTCTTGTAACTCAGCAGTACCCTTGTAGTCTCTCATGACTCTCTTCTGATACGCAGTTGCTGACTCTCCTGCTTTCCTCGGCATCCCTGTAAGCTCTTCTATACGGCTCAGGTTTACCTCTACTCCTCCCGACTTGGGATAAGATTTCTTAGTGCCTACGTCAAACGAGTGGATAGGCACGAGGTTTACCAGATCGTTAGCGCCTGCAGGATTGACTCCAAACAGGTCGTGACCGTCTGATCCCATTGTCCATACTTTGCCCTTGTTTACGTCGATGGCTAGGAACTGGTTCATGCCGCCTAAGTCCTGTGCGGCTGACTTGGTTGTGTCCTGTAGCGTGTAAAGTCCGTCTCCCCTGTCTGTCATCTTAATGGGCTCAGCGTCTTCAAAGAAGTCAAGCGCCTGCTGTTGTTTTTCTGTGACTCTTTTACCTTGACTTTTGTTGTACAGACCTCTCCAGTAATCCTGCTGTAAGTCTGCTCCTGTGGTCCCCTTTGGCAGTTTCTCGTTATACACGGCTTTACGTACGTTGTCGTTGTTAGCATGTTTAGAGATTGTTAAGTACTGGTTATAGAAGTCTATGCCCTCAGCGTCCGGTAGAGCCTTCTGAGCCGCCTCTAGAGTCTTAGGGCTAGCTAGTGACCTAGACACAGAAGACGCTGTTGACGCTGTTCCTGTGGCCTCTCCTGACAGCTTCTCACCAGACAGCGGCCTACGTACGACTGCCGTGGTTCCTCCGGGTCTCCTGTCTATACCCTGAACCGTTTGCCAGTGTTCCATCGCGGCGTCCAAGATCACATCAGGTGTATCAGGTTCCAGAGACGCGAGTCCTGCCCTAATTGCTTCTTGGTCACTTACGTCAAAACTTCCGTCTACGTACCTCTGGACCTCAGCACTATTTTGTACTACGTTATCCCCGCCCTCAGGCGAATTAGTGTATTGCTTGTCTAACGCAGAGTTAGCCAGCATACTCCCCGTAACCACACTCTGCTTAGGGTTAGTTACGTACTCAGACCTACGACCCACTCCAGTACCTATGACGCGCCTCTCGGCCTGTCTCTGGGGCCTGAAAAGCTGACCGAACATTCCGGGTATAGCCCCTGTTGCACCCTTGGCTACAGCACCTACAGGGTTACCGCTGTAGAATCCCGGTAGCTCGGTGGGCATGTTGTCTACGACAGCGTTAGCCACGCGCCCTACCATCTTCATTCCGGGGAACCAGCTACCAGCCTCTAGAGCGTTGAGAGTGTTCCTCGTGGTCCTAGGGTACTCCTTGGCTAACATACTTCCCCACTGCCCCACAGAAGACTCAGCTATAGCTTCGCCCACGCCTAGGTCTGGAGTTAGCTCCTCAGCCGCACCAGTTAAAGGGGAAAACACAGTACCTACGGCTCCTGCGGCCTGCGCCAGAGACTCTTCAGCGTACCGACCTAAGCCTTCCGCAGTCATGCCCTCCTGTGCAAACTGTGCCTCCATTTCACGGCGTTTTCTAGCGGCCTCTAGCGCCCTGCCAAAACTATCTTGAGCGTTCCTAGATATTGCTCTACCTATGGCTGGTACTTTATCAACAACAGCGCCCACGGCTTGCTCAGAGTACTGCCTCTCGGTTTCTCTGGCCTGCTCCCGTAGCTCCGCGAGTTGTACGTAACGACTTACGTCACTCATCGGCTTCTTCCTTAGCCTCTTCCTCAGCGTCTTCCATGTACCCTTTGTATACTTCAATGATAGCGGCTCTGTCGGCCCTGAGTGCCTTCACCATGTCCTCGTTAGTAGCTATCTTGATGCCGTCGTTGATGCTCTCCAGAATTAACCTTAGCTCCTTCTGGTAGTGTAGCTTAGAGTAAGCACGTTTAGCGAGACCTAGGCCTGTGTACGTAGCGACGAGGCCAGCAAAGAAAGGTAACATCTTACTGTTCATCGCTGCATTTGCGGTTGCCGCCTGTCCCAGAGGTGTGGTAGGCATGTGCATATTCATGGCTCCCAAGTTGTCTCTGAGTCTAGCGAACACTGTGTCACCCTCTGGCACTCTGGCGTTAATGGTTCCCAGAGCAGTCAAAAGGTCTGACTCATCCTGCAGGATCTTTGTGGCTGTCTTGTTCTGCCCCGTGTCCATAGCCTCGTTCATGGTGCGACGAATGATGCCAAAGATCTCGTTACGGGCTATAGCGCCTTTCTTACCCTCTTGACGCTTGAGCGTGTCAGCACCGTAGTTCTTCTTGATCCAACGGTCTAGCTCCCTACGGGCCGCGAGCATACCCACAGCAGTCTGCGGGTGTGACGAGAGTATCTGCTGAACTTGCGCCATTGCGCGTTTAGACTCCTCTGCGAGTCTCTTGGCCCCTAGGCCTTGGTTCTCTGATACCCACGCTGTCAGCTTAGTAGCCATAGTCTGCTGTGCTTGACCGTGTGATACCTCAGACCTGTCTGCCTTCAGTAGCTTCAGTAGCTTGGCGTCTAGGTTAGTAATGGCTGACGTTAGACTCTTGGCGTTAGCCCTATCAGTCCTAGACGGGTCAACACGGGCGTACCTTTTAACTGTGTCAATCACCCTACGCTCTAGCTGAGACAGTATAGTGTCTTGCCTGCGGAATATCCCACGAGGCTCCGTAGTCTGCTGGTTAGTCTGCTCGTAAGACTTACGGGGTGCTATGACCTTCCAGATTCCACGCTCTAGGACGCTCATCTGGCTTACAGTCCTCGACTTCTCGTCAAACGTAGACACGTTAGGCAGAGAGTCATCGGCTACACTAACTGGCTTAGCGTTTGGGCCTCTTCTGTGCCAGCCTGACACGTTAAACACACTCTCGACAACCAAGGCCATCTCAGGGTTCTCTTTCTTAAAGTCAATCCACGTGTCCTTACCAGCCTCTAACGCCTGCTGTGCTTTCTTGCCCAACGGGTGCTCTACGAAAGCGGTAACAGCGTCTTGCATCTCTTGCTTAGCCGCTTCTTCTATATCATCAGGGATCATGAGTGAGTAGCCGTCTGCAGACAGTGTGTAGATGTCCCCAAACAAGTCCCACCCTAGGCCAGCCATAGCACCAGCGCCACCTAAGAATTTACTTGAGGGTGCTAGTCCGTCAGAGTACTCTCCCTCTTCCCTGTAGATGTCAGACGCCTGCTGTACGCGACCAGTGATGGACTCTAGGGCGTTGTCCTCAAACCGCTTGAGTGGCGTCCTAGTGTCCTGTGGCTCGTCAGGAGATACACCAATCTCCGCGAGTTTTTCCTGCTGTTGTTGTACACCCTTCTTCTCTGCCTCAAACTCTTCAGCAGAAATTTCGACAGCAACAGGTGCGCCAGAGGCCTTTTTGCCTCTAGCCTTCTCTTCCTGAAACTCTTCTTCAGTAAGCTCTAGTACAGTAGCGTTCATCTGTCCACCAATAGTTTGACCATCTCTCCACTAGGAGACTTAACAAGCACAGTCCCTTCTTGCTCGTTTATAACAATCTCCCCGCCTGACTGCTCGTACATACGGGCGAACTCCGGGTTAGTCCATTCCACTGTTCCCGCCCAATCCTTCAGAGGTGCGTCCTCACCGTACTGAGTCTTTGTAATCAAAGAAGTGTAGTAAGCGTCAATTCGATTGAGCGCCTGCTTGAGATCCTCTTTAGACGTTAGAGTATCTAAGCTGTCGATAGTTGACTGAAGCAACAGGTTCTCAATGTTAGACACCTGACCCAGTGTTGACCCTCCTTCCTTGATGGCGAGTAGCTGGTCAAAGCCTACGTTAGCTTTTACGGAAGTTATCAGTCCCTCAAAGCGTCTAGCCTCTGTGTCTGGTAGATACTTAAGTAAACCAGCCCAGCCACCAACAAAGGCTGTCTCATCTATCATTCCTAGCGCATCGTCGATCTTCAGTTGTACCCCCTGCGCCTTGGTTATTATACCGTTTGCCTTCTTAAGCTCAGCCGCCGCCGCACCAGCTTTTGCGGGGGTGTCGTACCTACGTACTTCTACACCGTTCTCAAATACTACAAACTCTCCTTCAGACTCCTTGATGTCAATCTTAGGGGCCTTAGGTTCTTCTGCCTTAAAGTCTGCTCTAGCAATCTCGTTACCCTGTGCATCATACCTGATAGAGCCGGGGGATAACGTGAAGCCTTCTGTCTTAGGCTTGGCAGTAGCGAGGCCTTTCAGGTACTCCGCTGGGTCCAATGCTCTCGCGTTGAGTGCCGTCTCCGCGTTCTTGTCCCCGTTCTGACGAGCTACCTGAATTGCCCTCCTTCTCTGGGCCTCCTTCTGGATGTCCTGACCTGAAGTCTCCAGAGCAGAGACTCTAGCAGTCCTCTTAGCTGTTGCCTGCTTAGCCGCCTCGTAGAAAGCCTTAGCAACATCGGCTCTGCCCTGAGACTGATACTTCTGTCCCATAGCGTTAAGCTGGGCAGGGTCGTTGGCGTACTGCTGTAGCTCCTTTTCGATAGCAGACTGCTGTTCTGCTTTGTTCTTAGCGTCAGCGCGGGACTGGAGCATACCGCCTGCGGCTTTACCTAACCCAGCGATACCACCACCGATAGTAGAGCCAATGCTAGCTCCGGAGTCTGCGAGCATCCCTGCAATAGTTGCGTTAGCCATTACTGTTCTCCTTTAAATACTTTGGAGTAGTCTACTCTGTAGTAGCCGTCAGCGCCCTCATGTACAGCCTCAGGCATGACCTCCATTAGCTCTTGTGCCAGTACACCGTACGTAGGCTGAGACCCTGTGATGTCCTCGTGGCCTTCTTTCCAGTCCCATGTGTACAGCTTAATGCCGTCTTTAATTTCACCTATGTGCTTAATGTTCTCCTTCAGCCTAAGGTCAGAGGGCCACCACCAAGGCGCGTTCGTAGAGCTAGTACCTAACAGGCCACCAATTCCACTCAACAGACCACCGTAGACTCCACCGTACAGTTGTGCTAGGCCTGTCTGCTGTCCAAGCTCTCCTTGAATGTTAGCCAGTTGAGCCTCTAGGCCGAACTCACCTTGCTGTCTACGGGCTACGTCAGCCAAACTAGCAACGTCCAGCGCAGGAGCAAGGGATGACAAGAGAGCCGCCTGAGGTGCGTAGCTCTGCTGTAGGAACTGGCCTCCCAAGGTTGCCTGCTGTGCCTGCTCAGCCTGCGCCTGTTGCATCGCGGTTAACATGGCGCTGTTCTGTTGCTCTGCAATGGCTTTCTCAAACGCGAGTTGCTCTGGTGCTCCACCGTACTGATTAGTACTGATACCAGCGCGGCCCTGCGACAACATACGCTCCTCTAGTGCTAGGCGTTGCCGCTGTTGCTCTGGTAACTGAGTAGCCCTGATTCGATCGTATATAGCAGACTCTCGTCCCGCAGTGTCCTGCATGGCGTTAGAGTAGAACTGACCAGCGCCACCGAATAACTGTTGACGCATTGCCTCCTGTTGAGGACTCAGGTTGTACGTGGTACTCCCGTTTGCTCCAGTCGTGGTTGAGCCTGCTGACCCAGTGACCGTAAACGGTTGGAACGTAATGTCAGGAGCAGTAGCCTGTGTAAGAGGGGTCGTGTACAGGTTCTCTATTTCATCAGGAACTAGACCCTCAATAGTATCACTTAAAAAGCCCATTAGTACGTACCCCCGTTGATAGTAACAGTATCTGAGTTGTCCAAAATCATGGTCACATCCCCTGTTACATTCAAGTTAGGAACTGTTACCAGTCCTGTAAAAGTGGGTGAGTCAGTGTTGGCCTTGCTCGCAATCGCAGGAGCAATGTTGTCAAACTCTACGTTAAATTCAGTGCCTCGGATAATTTTGCCGGGGTCTCCAGAGGGCAAACTATCCTTAGCGGCAAAGTTAGTTGTCTTTGTGTAGTTGCTCATAATGTTTTACCCATAAGTGCTAAGACGTTAATTTCTTGGAGAGATAAAGCAAAACCGTTTATTTCTGACTCAAGACC